GAATATACAAGACTAGTTCATAAGGACAATCCTGAAAAATTGGAAGCGGACCCAATGAAAACTTATCCTATATTAGTAAAGGCAGTACAAGAATTAGCAGCACAAGTCGCAGAACTTCAAAGTAGAGTAGGTAACTAATGGCAGCGATAGATTTTCCAAGTTCACCAGTTAATGGTCAGATATTTTCTGCTGGCGATTTTACCTGGGTTTATAGTACATCAGTTGGTGGTTGGAACTTAGTAACCACTACAACAACAGGTCCTACTGGAGCCACTGGCGCGACTGGAGCTACAGGTCCTGGTGGCACTGGCCCTACAGGTCCTACAGGTGCAGGAGCAACTGGCGCTACAGGACCTACTGGTAGAACGGGTCCTACTGGTCCTGCATCTACAGTAACAGGACCCACAGGTCCTGCAGGTGTAACAGGAGCTACTGGTCCGACTGGCTATACAGGATATACTGGTCCTGTTTCTACAATTACTGGACCTACAGGTGCTACAGGTCCAACTGGTGACACTGGACCTACGGGTGCTACTGGAGCTAACTCAACCGTTACAGGTCCTACGGGACCAACTGGTGCACAAGGTGACACTGGTCCAACTGGTCCAACTGGTCAAACAGGCGCAGCGTCTACAGTAACAGGACCAACAGGAGCTACAGGTGCTACAGGTTCTACTGGAGCAACAGGTGCGACTGGTTATACAGGCCCAGCAGCCAATAATCTATACACTAATGGTGCATCAAACTATAGCACTGCACTTGGTGTTAATGCTGGTAACCAAGCAACTGGCCCGACAGGTTCAGCTAACGCAAACTTTAACACTGCTATAGGCGCTGACGCATTAGCTGCTGTTACCACTGGTGACCAAAATACAACAGTTGGTTTTGGTTCTGGACGATTAATCACAACTGGAAGTAATAATTTACTTTTTGGTACTGGCGCAGGAGGAAAAATTACTACTGGAAGTAGTAACTTAGCAATTGGTAACTCCGCATTATCTAATGTTGTAACAGCTAACTATAACACTGCTATTGGTGCACAAGCAATGCAAGATGCAACTGGTGGAGACAACAACGTAGCAATTGGTAACGCTGCATTGTTTAATAATACTACTGGTCAAGGTAACGTTGCAATTGGTTCTGGTGCTTTAAGTAACAATACTACTGGGGGTAGCAACTTTGCAATTGGCGCTGGCGCATTATCATCAAACACAACCGCTAATCAACAATTTGCTATTGGCGCTAATTCATTACAAAGTTCAACATTAGTTACAACTGGTCTTTTAGCTAACTTTGCAGTTGGTACTGGAGCATTAAAAGCTTTAACAACTGGCGAAAGAAACATGGCTGTTGGTTATTATGCAATGGCTTATTCAACAACTGCTGAAAGATGTATGGCAATTGGTCGCTATGCATTAGGTTTAAACAATGGAACTAGAAACTTAGCCATTGGTAGCGTTGCAGCGTATTGCAATACAAACGGTAATGAAAACGTAGCAGTTGGTGTATGGTCATATTATAACGGAACTACTGGTAACGGCAACACTGCAATTGGATTCGCCGCACTATCAAGATGGGAAGTAACCAATGCTTATTATTTTAATGGAAGTACTGGAAACTATAATACTGCAATAGGTGCTTACTCATCATGGGATAATCAAGCTGGTGCTGGAAACACATCACTTGGCTACAACGCTGGCTATAATATTTCTAGTGGAAATAATAACGTAGCAATTGGTTATAACTCTGGAAACAGCGGAACTAATAACTTAACAACTGGTTCTAATAATATTATACTTGGTTATAACGCAGCTGCAACATCTGCATCTGTATCTAATCAGATAACATTAGGTAACGCTTCAGTTACAAACTTTAGAGTTCCTGGTGTTGGATTTGATATCGATACAAGTCGCGCATCAATCACTGGTTATTCTAAAGTTTCTAAATACAATGCAACAACTGCACCAGTAGTAAAGACAGCAGACTTTACTTTAGCTGATACTGAAAACTGGATTGTTAACAACGCATCTGTTGATATTGTGGTAACATTGCCATCTGGCTCTGCACATATAGGGCGCGCAGTAACAATCATTAACTGGACTAATCATTCCGTTTCGTCAGCATCGTCAAATGTTTATCCTCATAATGATGGTACATTGGGAACAGTAATTAATGCTGGAAGCGATGGCAGATTCAGTACTATAGTGTATGATGGTACCAATTGGTATATAATGGCAACAAACGCATAAATAAACTACGAAGGAAAACAAATGAAGGAAATATTTTTTTTAGCTGGGCTTCAACGCTCAGGTGCAACGATATTAAGTTCAATCTTAAATCAGAATCCAGACTTGTGGGTTTCGCCGGCAAGTCCAATGTTACAAATGATGATTAATGCTACACAAACATTTGATTCATTTGAACATAAAGATTATGACAGAGGCAACGCAATATCTAATGCAATTGCCGCAATACCACAAAACTTTTATTATGATAAACAAGCTAACTATATCATTGACAAGAACCTTAATTGGACATCAGCCAATGGCGTAGAAGTAGCTTATCGTTATGTAAATTCAAATATTAAAATAATATGCCCAGTAAGAGATGTACTTGATATTTTAGTTTCATTTGACACAATTATTAATGCTCATCCTGAATCACAGCAGAATGCTTTAATGGATAAAGAAGTTTTATTAGAAACATTTCCAGATAAGCCAATGGCTGATAGAAGAGCAGATTGGTTAATGAAGTTTGGTAATGATATAATGGGATGTTTAAATAACATGAAGCATGCAATGAATCCAGAATATAGACACTTGTTTCATTTTGTTGAATATGATAATTTTATAAACAACCCAGAGAAAGAGATTAATAAAATATATGACTTCTTGGAAATTAAGAAATACAATCATGAATTTGAAAATATTGAAGACAGCTCAGGTATCTCTGAAAACAGTCTTACAGGCATTAAGAATCTACACAAAATAAGACCAAAATTAGAAAAGAAATCTCGTAGACCAGAAGACGTGTTCTTGCCAGAGACACTAAGACGTTATTCAGGATTGGAATTCTGGAGAAATATTTAATGGAATTAAATAGTTTACTTAACGAATGGAATTTCCGTAAGTGCCGTGGTCCAGAAAACGCAACACCAGCAGAACTAGCAGAAGCATTTGCTTTCTTCTGTGAAAACTATGCTTATATTAAACACCCTAACCAAGGACGTATTCCTTTTGTTTTGAGGGACGCGCAAAAAGAAACTGTTAAAGCATGGTTAAGTGACAGATATACAATAGTGTTAAAGGCACGTCAGATTGGATTCTCCACACTGGCTGCAGCTTATTCTTTCTGGATTACTTTCTTTTGGCCAGACAGATTCGTGGTCATGCTTTCAAAGACTGAACGTGAAGCTACAAAACTTTTACAAAAAGCAAAGTATATTTATAAATTTATACCTGACTGGATGAGACTATCTGGTCCAGAGATGCTACAAAACAACGTTCTTAAGATGTCGTTTAGTAATGATTCCGTGATTGAATCAATGCCATCAGCTAACGAGCCTGCTCGTGGTGAATCCGTATACTTGGCTATAATCGACGAGATGGCGTTCTTGCCTAACCCTGAAGAAGCCTGGGCATCTATTGAACCTATTGCTGACGTAGGTGGTCGAGTAATTTGTTTGTCTACTGCCAAGGGTGAAGGTAATATATTCTTTAATTTGTGGCATGGGTCACAGACTGGCACCAACCGTTTCCGTGGAATCTTCTTTCCATGGTCGGCATCAGGACGTGACCAAGCTTGGTATGACGCTCAAGCCGCAGAACTACCAATATGGCAATTACACCAAGAGTACCCATCAAATCCTGAAGAAGCCTTTATTCGTTCTGGCCGCCCAGTATTTGATATTGATGCTTTAATGAAATTTATAACTGAAACTCCTAAGAAAGGTTTTAATAAAAAACTCTCTGATGTTCGAAACTCTTTTATGTTTGAGTCCTCCGGTGGACCACTCTCTATATGGGCCTTACCACAAGCCGGAGCTAGATATGTTGTTGGAGCTGACGTTGCCGAAGGTTTAGCTAGAGGTGACTATTCTGCTGCTCATGTTATTGATGCCAAGTCTGGTCTTGTAGTAGCCCATTGGCATGGACACGTAGACCCAGACAAATTTGGTGAAGAAGTTCTTTACTCATTAGGCTTCTTTTATAATGAAGCTTTAATAGGAGTTGAATCTAATAACCACGGTTTAACAACTTTAACATCTTTAAATAAAGCTAATTATATTAATATTTATAGACAGCGTCAATTGAATACACGCCATGCAGAAGCGGGAGAGAAGCTGGGTTGGCGCACAACAACCTTATCAAAGCCTTTAGCTATAGATGAACTTAATGCTAATCTAAGAGATGGTGCTTTAGACCTTAAGTGCGAATACACCATTGCTGAACTTAAAACCTTTGTTCGAGACGACAATGGCTCAACTCACGGTTCCCCGCACGACGACCGTGTAATGTCTTTGGCCATTGCTAACCAGATGCTTAAGTATGTTTGGCTACCAGAATATAGCCCTAAGACAGATGCCCCATGGGGAACATTGGACTATTTTGCTAGCAAAGTTCCTAAACCACAAAAGACTCGTGAGCGTTATTGGATTGGCGAATTTAATAATTATTAGACATGTAAAGAAAAATACAGTATAATAGGAGATTGTATGAAATGTTCAACTTGCGAAAGACCAATTAACTCAGAAAATGACCTGAAGAGGCAGCTTTGCTTCAAGTGTCATGTTAAGGGTGTGCGATTAGGCTTTACTCATGGGCAAGAAGCGTTTCATGGACCAACTGAAAGAGAACAGCAAAGAGCCATGGAAGATTCACCAAGATTTAAAGCCGGCGAAATTGAAAAGATTCCCGCAAGAAAAGAACTAATCTAATGGAATGGCTAGTGCCGGTAGTGGTTGCTGTTATTGGTGGACCACTAGTTGTTGTAGTCCAAAGTCTTAGAAAAGAAAATACTAGTCAACATGCTGAAGCTAGAGAACTATTAAAAATGGTTGCTAGTAAGGTAGATAAAGTAGATGACAAGTTAGATGGCCATATC